GAGTACCATGCCCCTAAAGAACATATTATCAATAGACAATTTTATGCAAATGCGAAGGCCGTTCTGTGCCAGAGCCAGTTTCATGCAAGCATAGCAAGAAAAAATCTTGAACTAGATAATATTGTAAGTTTAGGCGGTAATCTGTGGTCCGATGACCATTTGTCTATCTTAGAGGAAATCTGCAGAAATCCGCAAAGACAAAACAGACATGCAGTAATAATGTCGAATACTAAGCACAAGAATACTGCGAGAGCTATTGACTATTGTAGAACTCTTGGTTTGGAATATGATGTGATACCACCTTTAGAGCCCTCTACGTTCCTTAGGGAGCTTGGCGCTCGCTCTACACTAGTCTTCTTTCCTGGGACCCCTGAGACGCTGTCTAGGGTCGTCGTAGAGGCTAGGATGATGGGGATGGGTACAAAGACCACAAATAATATAGGAGCTATCCATGAAGAGTGGTTTTCGAAAAAAGGTCTTGACTTAATTGACTATATGCGTTATAAGCAAGAAGAAATAGTAAAAAATACTTTATCTTATTTAGATAACTAGGAGATTTTATGAATATTGGATTTATGGGCCTTGGTAAGCTTGGCCTGCCATGTGCTCTGGCTGCTGAAAGAGCAGGGCATACAATTTATGGATTTGACATAAGTGAAGAGGTAAAAAACATACTTGATACCAAAGCTCTTCCCTATAGAGAAGAGGGAGCGCAAGAGCTACTGGACAACCACAATATACAATGGTCCGATGTCCCAGAGTTGGTAAGAAACTCGGAAATCATATTTGTTCCAATCCAGACGCCGCACAACCCAAAGTATGAGGGTGTAACCAGACTCCCAGAGGAGCGGGTGGACTTTGATTATGAATGGCTAAAGTCTGGTATCAGAACTCTGTCTGAAGAGATAGAACGCCAAGGGCAGGACAAGATTGTAGTTATTATCTCTACTGTTCTTCCTGGTACGATAAGAAGAGAGATAAAACCACTTCTAAGCAAGCATGTCAAGCTTTGTTATAATCCATTCTTTATCGCAATGGGTACAACAATCAAGGATTTTACCAGTCCAGAGTTCGTCCTTTTCGGCATGGATGACGAAAAGGCATACGAGACAGCTTCAAAGTTTTATTCTACAATTCATGACAGGCCAGTGTATAAGTGTACAATAGAAGAAGCTGAGATGATAAAGGTTTCTTACAACACGTACATTACTATGAAGATTTGTCTTGCCAATACCATTATGGAAGTATCGCATAAGATGGACAACATCAACTGTGATAACGTCATGAGAGGTCTTTTCATGGCAAACGAGAGGCTGATTAGCACAAAGTACCTCCTAGGCGGGATGGGTGATGGCGGTGGCTGCCACCCAAGAGACAACATTGCTCTTAGTTGGCTAGCTAGGGAGATTGATCTTTCTTACGATTGGTATGAGAACTTGATGATTTGTCGCGAAAGACAAACAGATTGGTTGGCTGAGCTTGTAATCGATGCTCACGGCAGAACTGATCTTCCAATAGTAATTCTAGGGAAGTGCTTCAAGAAAGAGACAAACCTAACTGTAGGTAGCCCCTCAATTCTGCTCAAGAACATCTTAACAGAAGGCCGCTTCCCTGTAGAGATGTATGATCCCTGGGTTGACTCTGGAAACCCGCCACTACAGAGCCCAGCCGTATTCTTTATAGGCACGAATCATGATGTTTTTAAGGACTACGTATTCCCTCCGAATTCAGTGGTGATTGATCCTTGGGGTATGGACATTCCTAGCGCTCCAGATGTTACGTATATCGCAGTAGGAAGGGGCTAGTTATGAAGATTTCTGTGCTATGTCCAACAAGAAAAAGACCACAAAATATGCACAAGCTTTGTAGCTCACTGTATGATACTGCTGATAACCCCCAACAGATTGAACTAATTTTTTACATAGATAGTGATGATGAGCAATCAGTATCTATGTTCGATCTGCTGGATAGCAAGTATGAAAACATAAGCTACGTTTCCGGAGAAAGAATCGTACTAAGTCAGATGTGGAATGAGTGTTGGAAGGTTGCCAAGGGAGAAATTTATTTTCACTGCGGGGACGATATCATAATGAGAACTCAGGGGTGGGACACGCAAGTTGTGAATAAGTTTAACCAATACGAAGACCATATTATGTTTGTTCATGGTAACGACCTCTATCACCCCTTCCCAGGATTTGGTACGCATGGTTTTATTCACAAGAACTGGACTGATACAGTTGGCTACTTTGTGCCTCCTTATTTTTCAAGTGATTATAACGATACATGGCTAAACGAGGTGTCTGACATGATTATGAGGCATTTCTATGTTCCTATTATAACAGAACATATGCACTTTGTTGTTAATAAGAGCGAGATTGATGAAACACATAGAGACAGATTGATACGTCATAGAAACGATAACGTAGATGAGCTTTACCGCTCTTTGCGTTCTGAGAGAGTAAGGGATGCTGAAAAGCTCCAAGAATTTATTGATAATTTTGATGATGAAGGAGAAGAATAATGAGTGAAGATAAGAACATGCACCTTAGCGACCAGGCTATGGGTGCCTTAATGATGGCTCTACAGAAGTCCCTTCTAGAGCAATCTGATATAGTACCCGTCCTAAAGGGTTTCAAGTTCCGGCTTAGTGAGACTGGCTTGATGGTTATGAATCCACCAACAGTCAAATTAAATCAGGACTTTGGTGATGCCGAAGTATAATTATAGTTGTTCTGAATGCGGGAATGATTTTGAAGTATATCACTCTATGTTTGAAACCATAGAGCGATGTACTGTATGTGGAGCATCTGAAATAACTAGAAAGCCTAGTTCTTTCTTTGCTTCTGCAAACCCTAACAAGGCAGGGGCACTTGTCAAAGAGCACATTGAAGAGACAAAGAGAGAAGTAAGAGAAGAAAAAAGAAGATTAACCGAGGAGTACCATGATTGAAGCAATATTGGCGTTATCTCTGATAATAAATATACTATTATTTTGGTACACTAGGAATACTTTAAGCAATCTTCTATACCTATCTGAAAATCTTGGCTCTCTGTATGAGCTTGTGGACGATTTTGCAAACCACCTACAGGCTGTGTATGAGCTAGAGAGGTTCTATGGTGATCAGACACTTGGGAACCTTCTAGAGCATGCTAACGCTCTTAAACAGGTACTAGAGCAGTACGAAGAGATCTTCCTCCTGACAGAACCTATAGAAGAAGAAACACAGGAGGAGTCAGATGGCGAGGAAGAGGCGTAAGCGTACAAAAAATTTATATTTTACAAAAGAGCATGAAAATGCAATCATAGCTTATAACAATACAACAGACTCTAGAGAAAGAGCCCTATTGTACCGTACTTTTATACAGCCAGCTTTTAACGAGATGGTTGATAAAATTGTATTCACATACAAGTTTACGTCTCTTCCAAATATAGAAGATCTTAGAGACGAGTGTAAAATATATCTTACTACCATATTAGGCAAGTATGATCCTGCAAAGGGGTCTAAAGCTTTTTCTTATTTTAGCGTCATTACCAAGAACTGGTTTATCCATAAAGTCAAGAAGACCAATAAAGAATCTAAGAGACAAATTGACCTTGAAGACCTCACAGCAGAAAACCAATTGCAGTTTGCATCAACTACTATCAAGTACGATGAGGAAAGGCAAAAAGAAGAATTTTGGAACCTACTATGGGAAGAAATAAGAGTCTGGGAGGACACCAGACTCAAGGACAGCGAAAGAAAGGTCCTTCAAGCAATTAAGATTTTACTGGAAGATAAAGATAATCCTAATCTAATTTTCAACAAAAAGGCTATTTATTTATATATTAGAGAACTCACGGGCCTAAACACTAAGCAAGTTGTTAACAACCTTAACAAATTAAGAACAAAGTATAAAGTCTTTAGGCACAGGTGGGACGAGGGGCAAATTTGAAAAAGCTAGATCACTACTTAGAAAAAGCTATATCAAATATCGAAGACGACAGAAAGATAACAAGAGACTTGCTCGATGATGTTGTACGTTATTTGAGCAAGGACGAGTCTAGACACAGAGAAGTGGGTTTAACCGCATCGAAGTATGTTGAGACGCTACAGAGATCAAATGAACAGCTTGTAAAGATAGCTGGCCTAATCCAGAAAAACCAATCTAAAGATGTTGGGCTATCTGACGAGGACAAGGAAGATATATTTAGCATGATCCAGGGTGATAAGTAATGACTCTAGAAGAAATCCTACAGAAAGCTCAGATCAATGCACTCAACGACAATACGAACTCAAGATTCGTATTGAAGAAGAACCGTTACACAGAGGGAACTTTTGAATCTGTTGCTGAGGCAATTGGAAAGATTTATTCTGATGCCCTGACCGATGATGGTCAAACTGATTACGAAGCAATATGCTTGGCCGCAATTGCAGATCCGACTGGTGAAATCCCTGGTGTCGAGGAAACAGATGAAAATAAATTTTTAGTAAAGGTACACGCAAGGGTACCAAAATTACATGCTAGTCTGCCAAAGCCAGATAGAGAATTTTGTGAGTCTAACAGGAATCTTGCTATCGCTATGCATCCAATATTTTATAGCTTGCAGAACAATAATACCATCCCCCAGCCCGGTAACCGCGTAAAAGTAAAGTTCTTTACTAATGGGCAAGGACAATACGGTGAATATCTTGGTATATTAGATCCAAAACAGATAGCAGCGTTAAAAGCACAAACATCTGCTAGAGAAGCAATGGAGTCTCCTGAATCCCCTGTTGTAACAAATGCGGAAGTTAGTAACCCCGCAGGAGGTGGTTCTAATGGCTAAAAATAAGGCAAGAAGTTTTAAAGGCTTTCCTGCCTCTAAAAAGAAACAACTAGAACAGCTAGACGAAGAAATACTAGCAAGAATGGCTTCTGGTGAAAAAGTTTTATTACCTGGTCAGGGAGGCACTGAACTAGAGGAGCCTCTTGTTGCATATGAACCTACAGAGGTTGAAGTGGTACTACCAAGGAAAGCAACTCACTGGGGAAGACATAGAATCGTATTTGGCAGAGATAGACACACGAGAGAGGGCCTTAGTGGCTATGGGGGCCGTGGAGCAACCGCAGCAGGGTCTATAGATATAGTTGTTGGCAGTGGTGGCCCAGAGCCTAAACACGGACAGATTGTTGGTCCCAACTTCTTTACTGATGCAGCAAGAATTTATCTTACGCAGCGTGGAGATATAGATAGATACTTTAATCTCCCGGAAGATATTCCGAATGCAATACTGCCCTCAGAAAACAGATCTGCCATAGGCATTAAGGCAGACGCGGTCAGAATTGTTGGTAGAGAGGGAGTAAGGATTTATACAAATGCTAGGACTTCTAATTCTGGCAAGCAATCTGAGACAAACTCGCAGGGAGGGGATATCCAATCAAAAAGTGGTATTCACCTTATTGCGAATATGGATGTAGGCACTGTCGATCCCTCAGGCTTTTCAGGGGCAGCAACACCCGCACAGATAGGCTCTGGCTACAACAAAGTACAGCCACTTGTTAAGGGAGATTTTCTTGTGGGATTTTTAGAAGACCTACTTGAGGAAATACAGAATTTGCAGAACGCCGTCGTGTCATTCGCCAATTATCAGATGCAATTTAATGCAAGTGTGGCAACACATACACACGAGGTTGCCACTGCCGCGCCCGCAGTTGCCTTGCCAGACTTCAAATCGTTAACTCCACAAGCAATAAAAAATATTATAGGTACAACTCAAGACACAACGGTTAAGACTGTTTTAGGTGAAATACAAACTAAAATACAAACTAACTATAACTGGTTAAAGCCTACTAGCCCCATTTACATCCTATCAAGGTATAATAAAACAAACTAGGAACAGAATATGCCAACATGTCCAGAAATTGCAATATTTGAAGGTGATCCATTTATCTTTTATGCTAGAAACTTAATCCATTCTTTTAAGTCAAAGTATGGAACAGAGAATCTCTCTAGACCTAGCGGAGATAAAAATCCTTTTGAAGATGGGACACAAGGTGGCGGAAATAGCAGTACGGGAAGTAGAAGCTGGAACTCTGTGGATGACGGTCAAAACAGAGCAGTAAGCAACGTAGACCCGAAAATAGGAATATGGAAAGGTGGAGATGCATGGAATAATCTTAACGTCGATCACGCCAGGAATATAACAAATTGGGATACGGCTCTCCCTTTTTATATAAAAGGGCCAAAATGGGATGCCTTTGACGATTATCAAACTGGACATTGGAAGAATACTACGGGGGCTAACGATGGTTGGCTTGACATAGCAGGTGGGCTAATAGTTCATCCGATGCTTCAACTAAGAGAAACTAGGTACACTGAGCAGGATAGAGGAGACATCCCTAGAAGGGATAACCCATGGACTAACTGGACATCGGGAAAACTAGAACTTAAAGATACTGCCTTGTTGTTAGAAGGATATTTGCAATTTGGCTTTATACTAGAAGTTTTAGCTGGGTTCTTGCATATTCATGATGAAAAGGGAGGAGAGTTTCTCAAGCCAGACATGGATCCATTTACGTGGAACCAAATGTTCTGGTACGGGTATGAGGTAAACGATCTATTAGGGTCGGAGGGTCATGGCGAAAGAACACAACTTGGCTTAGGATCTAGCAATTCTCTGTCAGGGGCAGGCTCAGATACGGGAGATAACTCCGTTTGGAACGGGGCCCTTAATCCCCCCTCATCCCCAGCCAGAGTGAGGTACATGCCAGTTGGTGGTGTAGGCCATACAGTTAGTTCTATTGATGATGAGGTAGATTTTATACAACCTAGAGGAAAAAACCTTGATGGCGATGGCCAATCTGGTGGCGCTATAAGTTCAACAGCGTTCCAGATACTGCACTATGCTCCGTCTGGCCATTCTGTTAAAATAGAGAATGCCGATTACAACGCCTTTTTATTCTGGCTGAAAAAGGCTCTTGAAATCTTAGATTCTGCAGGTTTAGGGCCGGTTGACGGAAGTGAATTTATATCTGAAGTTTTTTCCGGCGCAGGCCGCTCCCCTACATCCGTGGACGCTTGTAGCGGAAGCCCCCCTTACGGCGGATCTTTCACGGACGCTGAACTTACAACAAACGAATGTAATATAAAAATATTTAGAGCCATGGCAGACAGGCTTTATTTTGACGAAAACCCTCTTGTGGATACTCTGGATTATACGGTAACCAACTACTGGAATTCTTTTCTTGAGGCTCATAGCACTTCTATCTCCCTCTCTACCGAGGCGCTTAACGAAGCGATACTGCTTAGGGGGGCTGACGGCTATGGCTGCGAGGCAGTGGAGTTAGATTCTGAGCTGCCTACTCTTGGGCCTGGTAACGCTAACCCCGGACAGTGCAGAGACTTAGGTGACGGAGAGGAAGTATTTGTCGAGACGTACCAGAGCTGTATACCAAATCCAGATGCTGTAGTCCCAAACTGGCTAAACCAATCAGAAGATGAGCCATTTTTAAACCAGAAGACTTGTGAATATTCTATAGTTATGCTGGCGGATCCTCCAAGCTGCAGTGAAGAATACTTCAATACTTTTATCCCAGACGCTTTGAATAAGCTACTTGACTACTACAACAAGGAAGTTAATTCTGAATTTACAAATATTACAACTGGATTCCAAAGAACGTTATCATCTAGAGACGCCCTAACGAATGGCAGTGAAGGTCTGTACCTTGACGGACTCGCTTTTGTTGGAACCGCAAAGGTGAAGACATTCTATATCCCCCCTAGGCCAAAGGCAAAAACAAAAGTTTTGATTACGGTGTCTGCTGAAGAATTCAACAGGATACCAGAGAGGCAGCCAAAGGTTGAAGAGGGTACTCCTACCCCTGCTTATTCCTCCGGGGAACGCTCTTTTGTAGTCTTTAAGGCACAAGAGATGGAAGATATATTTGATAAAGTTAGTTATGCATTTGGGCTTTACGATAGGTTTTATGCCCAATGGCATCTCGACACAGGAAAGACTATAAAGGGCTTAAACTTTTCAACAGAATCCAAGAGGATTGAGAGCTTCTTTAAGGAGACTGACCTTCTGCTGAGAGAGTCGGGTTACGATATTAGAGACCTAGAGTGGATTGAGATTGGCTTTAGCCCAGAGTTTGCAGTCGAATACATAAAAGTGCAAAAAGAAAACTCTTCTCCAATCCAGATAGAAAAGGGCTTTAATTCATTTATAAATCGTTCTCCCATGAACGACAAGACAACTGCTGCTTATGTATCACAGCTACCTAACATGAAAAACGACTTGATGATTAGGGAAGCTGTATCTTGGTATGATATCCTAAACAAGTACAGATTTCCAGAGATTGAAGAGACTTACGGTCTAGACAACTCTTCACCAGTAGCAGATGGCAACGAGTCAATAAAGCAATTGGAGCAGGAGATCTGCGCTTCTGGGCTATCGAGCGGAGTGTTTGAACCAAATCTATTTGGAAGCTCAATTCAAAGACAGAAGTGGGCGGAGAGCCAAATTAACGACATTAAGGGAGCACTACTATCTCAGTTTAGCTCAAACCCATGTGCCCTTGTTGATGGAAAGATTTTAGAGCATCAGGGTAGGACGGATTTCGCTCTTCAAATCACAGATATGACCCTAAAGGAATATCTAACAAGCGACAGATTTATCAATGACTTACCAGAGCTTTTGGTAAGAGGGCGATATAAAGAGTTAAGTGATTTATACGGAGGGATGCTAAACAATCTAGGAATGTGTGGCTTGATTGATCTTATCAAGGCTGCAGTTGATTGTATCTTAAACGCTCTTGGGTATGACGACGCAATTACATTAATTGTTGGTGCAGCAGTAAAGGGTATGGATGATGAATTTATAGGAAAGTTTATTAATAATTTATCACCCGAGGCGCAGGAAGTAATTATAGCTTCCATAAATGAAGTCGCGCCGCAGCTGCTTCCTTTCTTGGCCGGCTTTGTCACTGTCACGGTCCTAGATGATGGCGGGGCCGTCATAGAGCCAGTATACGACAGGCAGAGCAGCTACACTAGTAAAGACGTTCCACTAGGCTCTTTGGGAGACCAGGCTGTTGTTGGTGTAACAAGAACGCCAGGGTCTGTAACGACTGAGTTATCTTTAAGTGATCCACCTGCCCAAGTTGGATCATTGGGTAGAGAACAAAGAGCAGCAACTCCGCAAGACTATGGACAACTAAAAGATGTAATCTATGATCTTGTTGTCAACGACTTGTTAAATCTAGATGAAATATTAAATGTCTTGAACAACCTTCCTGGTGCTGGAATTGCAATCAACATCTTGCAGAAGATAGATAAGTTCTGTATTGCGCCTCCGCTCTTTTACCCACCGCTAAAAGAATTCATTAAATTACCTGGGGTTAATATAGATTTCTGCGAACTTCAGGCTTCCATTACAATCCCTGTCTTGCCTAAGATAAGGTTCAATAGTATTTCTAAAACACTAATTGATAATGCGTTAAGGGTTCTAGAGGAGCTTCTTATTCGCCTGCTCATCCTTATCCTAAAGAAAATATTGGAAATTATAGCAGAAGAGCTTTGTAAGACTAGGAGAGGACCAGATCCGCTCAACCTACGAGACGCCCTAAAGGCTAATCTATGTGGCAATGCTGATATCGACCCTGAGCTTGTAGACGGCGCTCTGACAGATCTTCTAGCCAATAGGGGGTGCTACACCGATGCGGTCGCTATGGGCCGCTTAGTGGACAATGTAGCGGCTGTGGTAACACAGTGTGAGCTTGTTGATCTTATAAACGGAGAGGGATCTGACAACCTTTACGACCTTATAGTGGAAATTGTTAGAACTGATCCCGTTACAGCAACACTAACAGAATGCCTATTTGACAGAGATTCGGTACATGAATTCTTCAAAGCGATAGGTGTCTTTGTCGATCTTGAGCAGCTTTGTATCCAGAACCCAACAAACCTACCTGTTTCTAGAGAAGTTTGTGATAATCTGGGCCTCCTTAACGTATTCCGTGCTACGAGAGCAGAAGCGTTACGCGCTAAGGGAGTTGATGAGGGATGCATCGAGGATCAGCTATGCGTGCTAAGAGATCAGACTGTAGCCGACCTAGAAGACCTCATGAGCTTGCTACAAGCTGGCATCTTCAACAGTGTGCTTCCGGATATCATGAAGGACCCAACTAGTGACAAGCCAGGTCTTCTACCCTCCGAAATGCCGATGGACACAATCGCACTAGAGAATATATACAATAACGTTTTTGATACAATGTCCCTGTCTTTTACCGAGGATATTATTGGTAAAAGAGGGTTTTTAAACATGGTTCTGGCTGACTCTAGAGGCAGAGGATATAGACAGCACCTAGGATTCCAGAATTCTATCCTGGGGCCATCCGTTCTAAATATATATGGCTCTCGTGGCACCAGAGCTTATCCACCGAGAGATGAGTGGGGAGACGGCGCAGGATCCCCCAAGGACCACAATAGTTGGGTAACAGGGCCAAGAGAATTTACAGAAGGTAATTTGTGGAAGCTACCATTCTTATTTAACCCTCTATCCTCAACAGGCGACGGCGAAACAGAAGAAAATACCGGAAACAATTCTGATGGAGACGAAATTTCTGGTAGGGCACCAGCATTAGGCGGCCTACCAGATAAGGTTGCAGGGCATTTACAAGATAGCCTGATAACGCTAAGCGCCCCTTACAGCGTGGACTCAGGATATACTACTAACTTATTCTGGTTTGATTATGACAACCCAGATACCATGCAATTTACATTTAGTTTTGATTATTGGACGACCCCACCTGAGGGACAACTACATTCTTGGGACGGGCATAGATTAAGAATAAATATGAAGAACGAAAACTGGAAAGACGAAGGTGGCGACCCATACGAGGAAGTAATAGCATTTTTCAACGTTGTGTCCTCCGTAGACGATACAGTCTCAGACTTTAAGAGCAACATATTGAGTGAGTATTACATTGATGGTTCATCTAGTCCAGATTCTACTTTCCAAGCTCTTGTCCAGAATAGTGTTTATACTACCTTGGGGCAGCCAGATACACCTAGGGGTGACGCGGCTGGAACACCTGAATTTGAAACAAGATACGGCTCTGTTGAGGCTCCTATGGTTACCGGGTTTGAAAAGACAAGCCAGAGAATTCTAGAGGGCTTGGCCGAACTGGTTGCTGCGGAGGACAGTGATGACTCTCCGTTTGTCTATGGCTTTGACGCCACTAAACCACCGATTATAAAATACTTCCACGAAGAGGAGTTTGGCGGTGATATTGGGGCTGCCGTTGAAAGATACGGTGGCTCTGAAGGAAATCCTCCTTTCTATCTTAAGCAGCCGATGAACAAGGGCTATCTAAGAATAGCACAGAAAATTATTCCTGAGTTTAACCCCTGCGAGGACAGCAACGATGTCGTCACATTCCCAGACTTCTCGTCACTAAAATCTGTATGTTCTGAATTTAGTTCTCAAATTCCCATGGATGAAAGGGCTGGCCTTAAGGTCAAGGGTGTAAGCGAAGGCAGAGAACTACCTTTTGATAGGCACCTTTCGAAGGCTTCTCTAGGTATAATTGAAGGCACAATATACGCTACAATAAGAACTTATGTTGTCGAAGTTTTAATGAAGAGTCTCCCAGTTTTGCAATACCTGGCGCTATCAGAATTTAACTATGGCGATATGTTATCTGAATTTGTGATAGACAAGATGGAGCAGGGTATGAAAGACGTGGGTCGTGGCAAACGCTTTGTTCCAAAATACGAAGATTATTGGTGGCTGTTCTTAGAGCAAGTTGTTCAAAACTTTGGTATAAAAGTTAATCAAGGTATTATAACAGATGTTACACCTGAGGAGCAAGAAGCCCTAGATTTTATTAACCAGTTTGTAGAGGATAACTGGGTTTACATTCCTCCTGGGTTGGTTACTGGTTTAAGCTCTGCAAGAAGGCTTGCTAAGCGTAGGAAAGAAAACTGGGATAGTATTTTTGAAAGCACAACCGGGATTAATCCGACTACTGGTTTACCAGAAGCTATCGAGTCGCCTGTTATATCGCGCTGCAAGACTATACTTAGACGCTACATTCGTGACGAGTATGCAAGGACAACAGAAATATTCTCAGAAAGCATCAATCCTGAATTCAGTGATATTAACGATGTTATTTTGAAGAGCCCAACCATTGTTCGTGGTTCTATTGGAACGACAGAAGAAGGCCCGTATGACGTGCCAAATGCTGCTTATTATGAGTCTCTTGCCGCTGATGTGTCTGCTGCTATCCATCCATATGATTTACCAAGCATTTTAATTGGCAATTCCAATGCCCCATTCGTTCTTGAGAGGTACCTAGTTTCCAAGGGCTCCACAGACACGGCTAATACTTTCAAGCTTTTCGGGTTTGTCTCCAATATCTTCGACGCCCAGACAGCTTACACAGGCGAAGTTCTAGCAGAAGACGAGGTATACTTTGGATTAAGAATCAGCTTTGTTCCAAGTGCAGCTAGGGTTTCAAGCCTTACAGACAAGATGTCGGATGCTCTGTCAGATGTACCAAATGAAACTGGCTACACCCACAAGGCATTTAGCGATATATATAAGAATGTAATTCCATTGGCATCGGCAGAGATACAGTTAACAGCCGATGCTTACGAGGCGGGCCTTTATAATGATTATTTACAAGATTTGGTATGCTTGTTAGTTGAAACGCCAGAATACAGAACCTTGTTTGAGCATTGTTATCCCATGCCGAAATACATGGACTTACTCGCTCTTTACTGCGCGAACACATTTGTGCCCTCCCTTGCCAGAGTCGAAGATGGGTGGGCTGCGACGGCAAACGACAACCAAAGAGGTGGTGGTCGCTGGATCGGCCTAGGGAAGAATGGAGGTATGAACACTTGGCGTGGTAACGAGGGGATGAGAAACTCCTTCAAAAATACAAAATTAGTGGCCAGACAGACATTAGAAGCTGCTTGTTATACTAGTTACGATTACAGGGATAAGGACTACATGAATCCATCTGAGGTTTACATTGACAACTTAGGCTCTAATTCAGACCTGAACCCAGGGCTTAAGTGGTGGCAATGGAGTTCCTTGAGACCTGCACCTTGTAAGAATGGAGATGACTAGCAATGTCAGGGTTTTCGCCAAAGCTGCCACTGAGTCTAGATCCGGATGACGGGTATGCTTTAACAAAAAGCTTGAAAGAAGTTGCAAAACAAAACTTCAAGCATCTAATTCTGACTAGTCCTGGGGAAAGAATTATGGACCCAGAGTTTGGAGTTGGTATCCGCTCTTACCTTTTTGAAAACAACGGTCCATCCACATACGGACAGATAGAGGCTAGAATTAGGGAGCAAACCCAAAAGTATCTACCGTACATTCAGATAGATCAAATTAGCTTTGGGAATACCGAAACTAACCCAAATATATCTGAGAACTTTCTTAGCGTAAGGATCTCTTATATAATAAGGAGATTGGCAGTTGCCGATTCTCTAGAAATCCCATTAAATTAAATAACAATACTATTTAATAGAGATCAGGAGTAGTTTAATGCCAGCACGTAAGACTCCAATTAAGTATACGAGTAGAGAGTTCGATAGTATAAAGAATGATCTGATAGAGCACGCAAAGAGGTACTATCCGGATACATTTAAAGATTTCAACGAAGCTTCTTTTGGAGCTTTAATGTTGGACACAGTTGCATACATAGGCGACATACTATCGTTTTACCTGGACTACCAAGTTAATGAGTCTTACTTGGATTCTGCAATTGAGTACAACAATGTCATTAGGCTCTCTAGGCAGATGGGGTACAAGTATCAAGCCAACCCGTCTTCCTACGGTTCAGTCGCAATTTACGTTATCGTACCAGCCTCTACATCTGGTCTTGGACCAGATACTTCCTATCTACCGCTGTTGAGAAAGGGGACACAACTTTCTTCTACTTCTGGAAATACTTTCATGTTGGACGAAGAAGTGCGCTTTGACGACCCCTCAAATGAGATTGTTGCTGCAAGAACCGATAGTTCTACCGGCCTGCCAACTCATTACGCGATCAGGTCTTACGGAAGGATTGTGTCAGGCGTGTTTAACGTAGAAACAATTAGTGTAGGATCGTTTGAGAGATTCAAGAGGATAAAACTGGATTCAAACAATGTCTCAGAGATTGT